CTCCGGTGACAGGGTCACGTTCTCGTCATCGAGCGGCATCAGCGGTTCCCCTTCAGCTTCTTGCCTTCTTCTATCATGCGCCGGGCGCGGGCGTCAGCCGGCGCGTCGGGCACGGGCTTCTTCACTTCGAGGTCGAGTGCGCGGGCCTTTTCGTCCTTGGCCAGTCGAGCGGTTTCGGCTTCCGTGTACGCCGGGTTCTCCTTGAGCTGATCCGGGTTCGACGGCACGCGGTAGCGTAGCGGGCCGTTGTTGGTCGGCACGGGCTCGTAGATGTCGCCGCGCAGCACGCGGTACTGGTAGCTCGGCGGGCGGCCGTTGCGGATGTCGTCGACCGTCTTGGCGTCCGGCACGAGTTGCACGACCGGGGCGCCGCCCGCGTCCTTGCTGGGGTTCGGGGCGATGCCCAGCTTCGTGTTGATGGCGTCCAGCTCGGCCATGATGACCTTGGCCTTCTGGTCGGCCGACAGGTTGGGGAAGTTCATGTACTTCTCAGGCGGAAACGCCTGGATCGTCACCTTGCCTTGGCCTTGCATCCCCGTGTAGTTGGGTGCGATGCCGAACTCGTCGAAGCCGGGACCCTGCTCGCGCTGACGCGCGTCGGTAACGCCGATCATGGTCGGACCGTAGTCGTCGGACAGCTTCTTGTTGGCCAGTGCCTTGGCGCGCGTCTCATCGCCGCCCGTGGCCACCATGGCGTCCTTGAAGGTGCGTTCCCACACGCGGCCCATCTGCGCGCCGATCTCAGGCGTGGCCACGAAGGGGATATTGCGTTGGGCGAAGGTCGTGACCGCGGCCATCGCCTCGTTGGTCGGGTTGATCTTCTTCAGCTTCTCGGTGGCGACGGCCGTCAGATCGTTCTCGACCTGCAAGGTCATCTTGTCCTTGGGCATCTGCGTCTGCGCGGCTAGGGTGTAGGCTTCCTGCCGCGGCACCCCGTCCGCGATCAGGCGCTTGGCCTCCGCGCGGGTGCGGTTGACGACGCCCGTGTCGGACAGGGTGACGCCTGCGATCTTGCCGGGCGCCTTGGTTTCGATCTCGTCCATGGCCTCGGCGGCGTAGGAGACGGTGGCGGCCTGCTTCGGGTTCGTTATACGGTCTGCGTTGGCGATCAAGTTCGCCATCTGGCCGGGCAGGTAGCCCGAGCTAGAAGCCATTGTCGTCGCGAGCAGGATGCCCGCCGCTTTCTGCTCTGGCGTGCCGTTCATGGCGATCTGGCCGAAAGGGATGTTGCCGTACTGGTTGGCGAAGGCGCGATCGGCGTTCTCCTGGCTCGACAGCGTGCCGGTCGTCAACTCTTCGGCCGCCTTGGCGTTCTTCTGCGCGTCGATCTGATACCGCTGGTTCTCGTTGTTCCACGTCTTGACCGCCATCAAATGCTGCTCGGGCGACATGGCCCCCGCCGCCTTCATTTTGTCGAGGCGTTCGCGAGTGTTGGGGTCGATCGGCTTCCGGCCGTTGAACTGGTCTTCGATGTCGAGTAGGACGCTGGCGGCGTTGGCCGTGCGCGCACGATCGCCGTCCGCCCGTGCCTTGCTCTCCTTACCGTCGATGTAGCTCGACAGGCCGGTGACGACTTCCGTCTTCAGGTGTGGCGCCTGCGCCTTGAGCGCGTTCCGCGCCGCCCCGATGTTGCCCTTCTCGGCGTAGCCGATGACCTGGTTCTTGGCGAAGTCGTCCGCCGCGCCGCGCGACACGACCTCGAAGGCGACCGGGTCCATGCCGACCTTCAGCCGCTCCACGTCCGCCTGGAACTCCCCCATGTAGAGGTTGGCGTTCGTCGGGTCGTTCCTGATCTTGGCGTTGATCGCTTCCTTGGCGTCCGTGTAGGTGAGCTGGGCCTGCTTGTTGACGGCCGACTTGGTCTCCCCGATCGCGGCGATCTGCATGGCCGCGCCGTGGCGATCCATGCGCCGCGCCAGATCGTCGGCGACCGCCGTGCTCGTGATCCCGCCTTCCATGACACGCCGCTTGGCGTTGTCGGTGACGGCCTTGACCTGCGTCTGGTAGTCCTTGTCGAGCGGGTTGAGCGCGGCCATCTCAGCTTGCATGGCCACAGTGGCCTCGGTCTCCAGCCCGACCGCCTTAACGCTGTCGCGCTGAAGCTGGATGCCCTCGATCATTGCACTGAGCCCGGCGATGCCCGCGGCGAAATCCGTGGCACTGCGGTCGTTGAAGCCGGCCGTGCCGGGGTTGCCGGACGCCAGTTGCCGGGCGCGGTTGCCGGTGCTCTCGAATAGTCCGCCGGGGGCGGGCAGGGCGTTGCGACGCGGCGCCATTACTTCTTCGAGGCCTCCTTGTAGAGCGTGCCGAAGGACGGGAGGGAGCTGAACAGCCCCTTCATCATGGCCGAGTTGCCCTCATTCACGCCGCTCTTGAACGCCATGCTGCCCTTCTCGCGGAGCATCCGCTGCTTGGCTTCACTGTCTTGGATCAGCGTGGTGCGCTCGCGGGCGAAACCCTGCGCGAGGGACGACAGGTAGTCCTCGTCGCCCATGCCCTGACTGGCCGAAACCGCCCGGCTGCGCGACAGGATAGCGCCGCTCTCGCGCGTCTGCGCGTCAAGGTCGCGCGACAGGGCGATCGCTTCCTGTCGGGCCTGGAACTCATAGAAGTCCCGCTCGTACTGGCCCTTGTCCATCGCCTGGTTGGACGAAGAGGCGCCGCCTGCGATCGACCCGAAGGCCGACACGCCGGCCATGATGGCGGTGAAGGGATCATACAGCGCGCGCATACGTGTCATACCTGTCCCCCTTTTTAGTCCGTTTGAAGCCCATGAGCAAGGCCCAGCGGGCGGCGGTCGGGTCAAGGTTGTCCGTCGTCATCCACACCGGGTCGACGAGCTGGTCGAACCATACCAAGGCGTAGCGGGTGAGGCGGACCATGTGCCGGCGCATGTCGGCCGACAGCAACGCCCAGACTTCCCCCGTGCGCGTGACGCCTGCGAGCGCCATCGGCACGCCGTCGACATCCATGGTGAAGCTGAAAGGGTCTTCGGCCATGCGGTAGAGGAGGAGCGGGCGGGACAGAAGAAGCGGCAGGCGCGACCGGGTGCGCGGCGCCGGGTCGAGAAGATAGAAGTCGCTGACCCGCAAAGGGCGGAACTTGGTCATCCCTCGTTGACCTCGGCGCGCGGCGCGACGGCCAGCACAGTCAGCGGCAGTGGATCGTCGCTCTCGAAGTAGACACTGGGTTCGATCTCGAATGCCTGGTCGACACCGACCTCGACGGCTCCGGTGAACAGCGGCGTGGCGCGATCCATCGGCTGGTCGGCCTGCATCATAATGAGGTCGCGCAGGGGCAGAACCGTACCGTCGCCGACCGCGGTCTTGCCGCCGACCGAGTTGAGCACGTAGATGATTACCTGGTTGATGCCGGCCTTCTGGCCAAGATTGGCGCCAATCCGCGTCCCGCCGACGAACCGCTCGGTTTCGCCGAGGAACTTATAGGGCAAGCCGACCGAAACGATGCTCGACGGCCAGGCTAGGTCGATCGTGCCGTCCACCGCTACGGTGCGGCGCGGGTGTACCTTGCCGTCCGCGAGAACCGCAACCTCACGGCCGGCAAGGTGGTCGAGCCCGCCAACAGAAGTCTCTTCCTTGCGCGCGAGCGGCGCGTTCCAGTTCGTCGCAACCGCATTGCGGACCTCCGTCAGGTCCGCCCAGTCGGTGCCATCCACGCCGGTCAGCTCGTAGGTATCCGTGGTCACGTTAGCGATTGTCGCGGCCAGCATGTCCAGTTCCGCCGGCTCCTGCGGAACGCGATGGCGGATGCTGTCGCCATTCGAGAAGCCGTGGCCTGGACAGGTTATGACGACCGGGTTGGCCTTCGTAAAGCCGGTGATGAGTTTAGGGCTGTCGAGGCGCAGGCCGACATCGACGAAGTGCGCCTGGTCGAGCGCGGCCATGCGTTGGCGTACCGTCGCGCCCTGGCGGGGGAGCGTCGGGCGGTAGGGCGCGGCCATGTAGCAGACGTAGGTGGCCTCATCGTAGGTGGCGAGAAACCACAGCTCTTGCAACTTGTTGTCGGGGTTCACGATCGAGACCACATCCTCGACTACCACGTCTTCGCCGACGCGGTGAAGTGCAGCCGCGATGACTTTCTGGTCGGGCTCGTAGGTCAGGGACACCATACCGCCGTCGCCGTGGACGAGCCACACTGTTCGGTCTGGGGTCTCCTGGAAAGCCGAACGCAGCAACCCGCCGAGCCCGTTCTCGTCGAGGTCTGAGATGTCCTCCCCCAGGAGCAACAGGTTGCGCGAAGAGAAGTTGTCCTTGACCACGTCGTATTTCAACTCGAAGAACTCGCGCTTCGACTGGTGGGTGAACAGAATTTGGCTGTCGGTCTGGATCGGATTGAGGTAGGCCGAACCGCGCGTCGTGGCCGAGCGGACGACGGTATTGGTCGGCGTCATGACACCGTTATCGCTGGCGAACATGCGGAACTCGCCGCCGGCCGAGCCGACGATGATGTAGTTCGACATGGAAGCCATCCAGAGTACGGTCTGGAGGCGCTTGCCCTGCACGCGACGCACGATGGCTTTGTCGTCTTCGCCGATCGTCGGCGTCGAGCCGAAGTTCGTACCGCGATCGAAATTGTCGTAGTCATCCGACACGCTGCCGACGATCACGTCGGGGGACATGCGGGTGCCGGCGTACCACAGGCGGCCGTCGTGGAACAGCACGGCGCGCGGGCCGTCCGTGTCGGAGAACAGGCCCAGCGCCCAGTCGAGCGTGGCGCCGGTCGCCGGATCGGTCTTGGCTTTGAGCAGCGTGGCCGAGGCCACCGTAGTCGAGGTGACGGACGTGATCTCGTATACGCCGTCGAACCAGCGCACCGAGCGGCCCACGTCGTCCGCCGACACCAGCCCGCCAACGCGCGGCACGGCCGACCAGGTTAGCGTGTACGGGCCGCTGCCGGTCACATTGAGGGTCGTGGCCGTGACATTCGACGGCTGCATCGGGGCGTTGCCGCCTTTGAAAGAGACCTCGGCCAGTGAAAAGGTTTCGAGCCCGGTGCGCGTCAGCTTACGCGGCCACTTGCCGGGGTGCGCGAGGTACATCACGTCGACCTGTTGCGCGGTCCGCACGGCACGCGGACCACCGAAGTCGTCGTCGGAATAGGGGGAGGCGATCTCGTAGGGCACGCCTGGCGACGCTTCGATCACACCATGGTTGGCGAAGAACCGGATGTAGCCGTCCGAAAACTCCATGACATATTGCTGGTCGACCGCCACGTCGAACGGGATCAGAGCGACCGGCGCAGTCGTCGACTTGACCTCGGCCACCATATAGGAGCCGGTGCGCCGCTGGAAGCCGCCGTGCGGCATGGGCAGGCCGTTCTGCGCCTGGCGCATCCCCTGGCCGTACTGTTCCAGGTCCTCGCGCGTGAGGAGGCGTCGGGAAAGCAGGCCCGACGCGAAGCTATTCTGCAAAGGATTAAATCTAGACATTTACAGGACTGGCCCGATACGGTAGCCGCTGTAGGGCGTGTCGGCGTAGCGGCTGTCGATCCACTCGCTGGCGACCATGACCTCGGGGGTGTTTTCGATCGCGTGGTTCATCTTGGCGTTGCGCAGCGCCATGGCCCTGTCCTGGCGGATGGCGGTGTACCGCTCCGTTCCCTTGGTCACGTCGTAGAAAATGTCGAGGGCGATGTCGAGGGCGAGCAGGTTGGCGAAGTCCGGCGGGTACTTGCCGGCCTCCTCGACCTTCTGCGTCAGGAAGATGTTGAGCGGTGCGGCGACATCGGTGTAAATGAATTCGTCTTCGTGCTTGAAGGCGTGCAGGGACGAGGTGTAGTTGCGCTGCGGCTCCGTGTCGTCGCCGAGCCCGAGGACGCGCAGCGTGCTGGCCGGCAGGCGGTAGCGGTACTGGAAGCCGAACAGCGGCGCGGCGGTGTCCGCGGCCAACTGGGTGCGAACCTTCGTGAAGTTCCAGATGTAGGACTGCATCAGCGTGTCGCGGACCTGGTCGTAGACGGTGCGGACCGACGTGGCGCTCTTGCTGTTCTCGTCGATGGAGCTGATACGGGCCTGCCCGACCTTCACGAGGGCACGGTTGATGATCTCGATCTTGGAACTCATGGCCGGAGAATAGCACAGGACGGCCGCAAAGAGAAACCCCCGGACCATCAGGGTCCGGGGGCGCCGGGGCGGAACGAAGGAGGGAAAACGCCCCGGCCGGGGTTACTCTTTGGTAGTGCCCGAGGTCGCGATGCCAGACACCTTAGACGCCTTGGACGCCTGCCGGCTATAGGACCGGACGAGCGCCTTGATCAGTTTGGCCGCGTCGAGGCTGCCGATCGTGTTGTCTATGAGCAGCGCGGCCTTGCCGGACAGCGACCCGCCCGTCCCGTAGGTAACGGTGACCTGGCGGGACGGCGTGATGCTCGCATTGAGGGTGAGCGTGGCCATCGGTTATTACTCGACCGAGTAGACGATGTACCCGCGGAGCGTGCCGCTGTCGGGGTTGGCGCCTTCGAACTTGGCCGTCAGCGTGATGCCGGCGGTCAGGCGCTCGCGGCCGAGGCCGTACAGCGCCCAGGTGTTGGCGAAGTCCGCGTTGCCGGCGGCCGTGGCCACGTCGACTGCCGAGGCGTACTTGTTCTCGGTCGTGCCGTCGCCGATGTCGAGCGTGACCGACGTGCCGAAGTCGGTGAAGTCGAGCCGGCCTGAGTAGATGCGGGCGCCTTCGGGGATGCGGGCCAGCTCGACGAAGTCGTTCTGAGCGGCGTCGCCGGTCCAGGAGAAACGAGAGACGCGCAGCTTGCCGCGGCTTTCGTCGGAAAGCGGCTTGGACTGCGGCGTCGCGCGCAGGTTCGTGATCTGATCGGAGTAGAGGGTAGCGTACAGGGCGCGCATTGCGGGGTTCCTATGTGAGAGAGGAGGTTGGCAGCGAAGCTATCACGCTTCGCTGCAAAGAACGGACACCACCATGGCGTCTTCGACGCGGAGCGCGCCCCAGGAGCCGCAGGTGTAAATCTGCTGCGAGTAGCGCTTGTCGGGACGCGGCGAGGCGACCGTGCTGGGCGCCATGGCCATGCCGAAGCGGATCGCCGGCTGGGCGTAGGCGAAGCAGTTGCGCTCCGTCGAGACCAGGCCGAGACGCTGCGAGCGGATGAACTTGAAGCCCATGTACTCGTCGACTTCGCCGCGGACCAGCGCCTTGACCGTGTTGAAGTCGGCCGACGTGACCTTGTCGTCCTCCAGCAGCTCGCGGATTTGGCGGGCGGTGGCCACGAAGAAGCGCGGGTAGAACTCGTCGACCTCGTTGGCGTCGAGGATTTCCTTGGCGCGGATCAGCTTGTCGATCGTCAGGCCCGTCGAGCCCGAGGCGAGCTGCTGGGTCGAGGTCGGGAAGGCGGTCGTGCCCGAGCCGGTGTGGCCGGTGACGGCGGTCGCGTAGAGCGCGCTGATGATCGCGTCGTCCATGCCGCGGCCCATCGTGCCGGCGTGCTTCTGGGTGTACATGCTGTCCACCTGGATCAGCATCTTGACACGGTCCTGCTTGTCGATCAGGTCGGCGACATCGAAGTCCTTGATGAAGCCCCACCGACGGGTCTGCGGCGTGTTGTTGAGCGGGGTGTCGCCGTGGCGCTCGTTGATCTCGTTCGGGGCGTCGACCTTGCCCATGATCTCGACAGTCCAGCTTTCGCCGGTCACGTCTTCGCGCATCACGGTGCCGAGCAGGCGGGAGAACTTCTGTTCCGCCAGGGAATGGACCATGGACGAGAACTGCGTGACATACGCGACGGGAATATCGACAGAATACAGCGCACGCATTTGCGTGTTTTACCTTTCGCCAGGTTGTGGGGGTTTTCGGTGAGCCGCCACGGGTGTCCTGCGAAGGGCCGTATTGAACTCGGTCGATTGTGCATTACCACAACCGACCGAGGGGTGTCAAGTCAGCGGAACATGAAGCCGAGCAGGCCGATGTAGATGAAGACGACCGTGGCCAGTGCCCCGAGGGCGAAGCCGAGGATGAACCACAGCACCCGTCTAGACCTTCTTGTTGCCGTCGAGGCGGGCGAACAGCTTGGCCGCCTTGGCCTCCAGTTCGCGGCGCTTGACGGGGTTCTTCTCGTCGATCGCCAGTTGGATCAGGTCATTGGCCTGGCCGCGGAGCGCGCTCGGGTTGAGCGGGCCGTCCCCGCCGCCGTCCTTGTCACCGCCGCCGCCGTCCTCGGCCAGCATCGCGCCGACCTTGGCGAACGCCTTGAGCAGGACGGGGTCGGTGCCCATCTGCGCGCCGTTGAGCGCGTCGACCAACTCCTGGCCGCCGATCCGCATGATGCCGAGGTTGGCGTCGGCGACGGTCTTGTCGAACGTCTCGCCCAGCTCGGTCTGGAGCGCCTTGATGTTGTTGGCGTGCTTCTCGTTGCCCGCAGCGACGGTCGCCTCGTAGCCCGCCTGGGTACTCTCGCCGATCACTTCGACAAGACCCTGAAGCTGGTCGGGCAGGATGCCGAGGCCATGGGCCGTCTCGCGCAGCTTGGCGAACGCCGGCTTGCTCACGTCGACGAAGTCACCGCCCTTCTTCGGGGCCGAGACCTTGTAGTCGTCCAGCTTCTCGGGCAGGCCCAGCTTGGACAGCACACCGCGGCGCGTCTCGGGATCGGCGTTCGGCGGGATTTCGACCAGTCGGTCGATCGGCTTGCCGATCAGCTTCTGAGCGTTCTCGGCGCCGGTTACAAGGTCCGCGAGGTTGGCGTACTTGGCGGCGACGCCGGTACGCAGGTTCTCGGGGAGGGCGGTTCGGTAGTCCCAGTTGTCGGGGAGCTTGAAATCTTCACTCCCCCCAGTACCAGCACCGCCAGCAGCACTCCCCCCAGTACCGGTCCCGCCCGAACCGCCAGCGCCAGCACCGCCAAGCAAACTATTGCCAGTGCCGCCAGCGCCAGCACCTGTTCCGCCATCGCCGCCTCCCTCGCCGTCGTAAAGGGCTCGCATCTTACCAGTCGTCATTGTTCACCTTCTCTTGCTGGGGTTCACGGACCGCTTCCTGGTCCTGCTCGTTCTCGGGCGACCACGCAAGCTGCTGGCCGATGTAGACCATGACCGACCGCTGGCCCTCGTAGACCGCACTGTGCATGGGGTCTCCGGGCACGAAGGTCGTCCGATTGATGAAGCCGAACTTCGCGACGAGGTGCGCCATGACGATTTGGCCGGCCGGCGAGGAGAACAGCTCCTTGTACGCCGCTGCGACCTCGTGCGGCTGGACCTGCCGACTAAGCTGCTGCATTGGCCTTCGTCACTTGCGCGCCTGCGGTCATCATCGCTGCGGCCCCCTTCAGAGCATCCGGGCCGATCGCGGCAGCGGCGGCCTGCGCCTCCTGCTCGGAACGAGCCTTGCGAACCTGATCTACCACAGTCTTGGACTTGATGAAAGAGGCGTCCATGCCATTGGCCATGGGGATGCGGACCGCGACCTTATCGGTGTCGATCCAGTCGAAGATGCCCTTGTCCGCCTGGAACCAGAAGGACATCTGCTCGAAGGTGCGCGCGATGGCCAGGCCCTCAAGCTGTTTCTGCGACGCGATGAGCGGCGAGACGTACTCCAGCTTGATCTGCCGGTTCTGCAACTCGACCGGCGGGAGAGGGAGCTGGCCGGCGGCGCGGAGCACGTCAAGCGCGCGCATGGCGATGCGAGAGAAGAGTTCCGACTGCATCCGCACGAGCATGGGCGACAGGGCGCGGTTGCGCTCGTCGACTTCCTGCATGACCTGCGTGGCGGTCTTCACCGGGCTGTCCGGGGTGACGAACAGCGGCGTGAAGAAGGCTTCCTTGATGGCCTGCTGGCGGGCGATGAGAAGCTGGTTGCCAGTCTCGATGCGGCTGGTGCCGGGAGGGATCAGGGACTTGATCTCGGCGCCGCCCTCGACGAAGGTCAGGCCGCCGGGGAACAGGCGGACCGGCGACACGATCGCCCCGTCCGGCACGACCAGCGGCGGGTCGACGATCTTCTCGGCGCCGCGCAGGATCGTGTCCGACATGCGGTTGACCATGCGGATGTCGGGCATGGCGGTCATGGCCGGCGAGCGGCCATAGATTTCTCCGCGCGCCTTGTACCAGCGCGGCACCATGTAGGGGAAGGTGTTGTAGGAGCCGTACTCCAGAACGCGCTTCTCCTCGCCGTCGAGCACCCACACCGAATGGTAAGCGCTGCCCCGCGCGATGCGCGCCTTGGGGAATTGCTGGACGAGCGGGTCGGTGGCCGGGATGACGGCATGCAGATAGCGATCGGTCGTCGACAGCTTCTTGTCGTCCAAGCGCTCGAAATTCTTACCCAGCTTGTCGGCCTTGAAGCGCTGTAGCGCGGCGCGCTTGGACTGCTTGCGCACGCGCGTCAGGCTGTCGATCGTCTCGTCCTCGCCCTCCTCGATCGTACAGTCGTCGAGGTGGTAGGTGCGGATGCGGAGCTGGCCGCCGACCGTGTCCATGTACATGACCGCGGTGCCGAACGCGCCGAGGCTGAGATACGTCTGGTGGAGCTGCGAATAGATGTCGGCCATTGGCGCCGAGAGCAAGGCCATCACCTTGCGGTCGAGCCCTTCGAGGTAGGCGCGCACGGCCGGCGACCAGGCCAGCTCTTCCTCGCCCTCGATCCCGAACTTGATCCACTGGGAGGTCGGCGAGTTGAGCAGGGTGTGCAGGAACGAGCCGAACATCTCCAGCGCGCGCGGCGCCGTGCTGTCGAGCACCCAGCGCATGCGGTCCTGGCCGGGCGTAATCTGCTCCATGAACGACGCTTCGTTCGGCAGGCAGTACCGGGCGATCGACTGCCACAGGACCTCCCACGTCGCGCGGGAGGCGCGGCGTTCGCCGTCGCGGCGGATGATCTCTTCAGCTACCTTGTCGCGGGCCAAAACGGCTTCTACTCCTCGGGCGGCGGAGAGGTACCGGGAAAATCCGGGTCGTTCCCGTCCATCTGTGGAAGTCCGCCCAAGAAGGCGGCATGAACCTCATGGTACGGGGCCTGCAG